TACGCCGTGGTGGTCTGATCCAGCGTGGCTGAGTTGGTGTACAGCGCCAGATAGAACGTATCTGAGGCAAAGTTGATCGTGCCGTTGGCAAGCCCCGACCGCAGCGTGTTGCAAGAGAAATTTCCGGTGAACGCCATCAGGTCACCGCCTGTCTGTACTGCCCACTCCTGTAGGCATCCTGCCGCTCCAGTCCATCGCCCAGACGTTTAGCCAGAGCAAGGGCCTCTTTGTACTTACCGTCGTACAAGGCCATCAAGTCGGCCTCGCCCTTCATGAACGTGTAAGCCTCAACCAGAGAGCCGTACAACAACACCGTGTCAAAGTTATCGCCCAGCCAAGTCTGGCCATCAGCGGCAACCGTGATCGACTCAGGGTAATAGTAGTAATGCAACTCGACATCATAGGCCGCATCAGGTGTCGGCCCAAGGATGAAACTTAACTCGTCAGAGATGGTTGCGCCAGAAACTGTCGGGCCAAACAGCGCGTAGTACTTGGGCGTCCCGGTGTCGTTTGGCGACGGGTACGCTTGCCGGATGAAGTTCACATCCTTGTTGAGCAGGTACTCGTACGTTCCGGTGTTAAGGTTGCCACCTGTCACGTCCGTGATGATGGCCATCGAATAGACTGACAGGAAATCATTGGGGCACGACAAGTACTTGTTGCTAGCAGATACAGAGCCGGTGACGTTCTTGCGCAGCGACGGAAACTGGACCGTGTTGTAGATACGCTGCTCTGTCTGTTGAACGAAGACAGGGATATTCGCCACGAACTCCGTTTCGTAGTTCTGGGTGTAGTCCTGAATTGCAGCAGACAGGGCAGCGTAGTTCATGCCATCGGACCCCGAGACTTGATGCCCTTGGTAGCTGCGCCAGCGCCACGCATCACAATACCGTCAGTCTTGATCGGCTTGTAGTTGCCTTTGCTGATTGCGCCTACGCCCACGTTCATGTCGTTCATGAGTTTGGCACCGGACACAACTGGAATGGCGTTGGTCACGTCAACTGCCGAACCGGACATCGTATGCGGCTGAGCATAGACGCTGGCTTGGCCAACTTCCTTGCCCATTCTTTTGTCACTAAATTTGGCCATGATCAGCCCCCGCTTTGGTTCTTGGCACGAGCAAGATTACGACCGAACTTGCGCATCGCTTCGCCGGTCACGCCGCCTTTACGCATGGCTTTGGCCTTGTGCATGCGCTTTTCATGCGCCTTCACTTCTGCCTTAGCGACCTGTTTCATCTTGTCCATAATTGACTCCTTACGTCGTTGCTACCGATATTGTGCCTAAATTGACGGTCAAAACCAAGTTGTTTGGCGTCAAAGCGGCATCGAAAAACTTTGAACCCCCCACAGGTGCCCAACCCCACTGGATGATACGGCTACCGCCTTCTGAGTAACCGTAACCGTCTGGCGTGGTATTGCCTGTGAGGTCGAGTTGCAATCCACTTGTCCCAGAGACCTGATAGCTGACATCTGGACGCGGCTCACGCACAGCCTGCGGGTCGTCAACCGGGTACATGCCAAGCTGCAACTGCGGCTGATCCGGGTCCCAGCAGGACGGACAAACCTTGATGTTGTACAGCTTCGTCTTAAGGACTTGCTTCTTAAGCTCCTTGAGCATGTATCGCCCCGCGCAGCGATCACACTCCGCGATTGCATACTTACCAGAAGCAAACCGATTCGGCACAAGTCACCTCAGTAGAACATCTGCCTAGGCACAAACCGCTCAGGAGCCTTCTCCCGGTCTTCCTGTGAAGCAAGCAACCACTGCTGCTCGTACTCTTGCTTGAGCATACCCACACGATCAGGCGGTATTTCTGGCCGCTTGGATGCGACATAGAACGCCAAACCTGCAACCAGACAGGGAATCAAGCGGAAGGGGATGTCCTGAATCGTTATGCCGCTGCCCGCATCCTGCATACGGCGCAGCCGCCAATAGACAAAGATGTATTGGTCACCGGGAGCGTTGGGGGTAGGCCAGACATTGATAGACGGCAGGTTCGTTACACTGATCGCTGCGCCGCTGGAATGAGAAGCGGCGGTCGTGTAGTTCTGCCCACGGAAGCAATTCAGAAGCTGGTTGCCATCGACGTTCTGATAGACGATGGTTTCGCTACCGATGTTGATGAACCCCGCCGCAGGCAGGTTTGCGGCGTTGCTCACGTTTATGGTCGTGGCAGACGCATTGATACTTCCAACCAGCGTGACATTCGTTGAGTACGACGCGCCAGTCTGGCGGTTGATCCAGACCTGAATTGGACGCCCTTGAGCTAGTTTGTTGGGAATCGTCGAATACGTCGGCTCAGAGATGCGGCTGATGTTGATGTCAGTCTGATTCAGCCCGTTAGCCTGAGTACGGATCACTTGGTCAAGCAGGTCAATCGTATCGGTCGGGATGGCGTACGTGGCCTGCCCAGTGTTCATGACGATCTGGCCCTGCTCAACCGTCCACAGGTTGATGCCCCGATTGGCCCACTCAATCGTAAGCATGTTCAGGCTACGGCGTGCAGTGCGAAACTCGTAGCCAGTACGAATCTCTAAGCCAGCCCGCTCGTAGGCTTCTTCCATGATCTCATTGAGATCAAGGTTAAACGCTGAGGTACCCGATGTGGTGGCCATTACCTATACCTTGCCGTTTTCGCCGCCACCTTGGGTGGTTGCTTAACAAATTGTTTTCCAACCTTTTTGCCAGCCCGCTTGGCACGGGTTGTGGCGGCATACTCAGCAGGAGTCAATGCCTTGATGGCTTTTTCAGGCAGATATCGCTCCCCCGTCTTAGAAGACGGTTTGCCAGACTTGGTGCGCCACTTCTGCGCACTCCAATCCTTGAGCGACTGCTGCGGGTCTTTCATACCATTTTGCCTCGTGTTTTACCACGTTGGCAGCAGCCATCTGCGCGTTTGGACGCAGACACGACCCCGCCTTTTTTGTACGAATTATTTTCTTTTGAAGGAAACATTGGTTGTGCCGCAGCTTCTCTAAGCATACGTTTACCGCTTTCTTTTACAGCATTACCCTGTGCTCTCATCATGCTATGAAATTCATCTAATTTTTCTTGTTTTCGTAAGGCATCTAAACGTTCTTTTGGCGAAAGACTTTTCCACACCAAGTCTTCATCAATTTTTTCGCCAATTTTTACCGGCCGCACTTGGGGGTCGGGTTTTTTTATGCTTCGTACACCAGATAGTGCAGTGCGGCCAACACCAGCCAACAACGCTTCTGGGTATACCCCTTGCAACCCCTGTTGCCTTTCAAGCTGTTTGCGGTACGCGGGGTTACTCATGTCGCGCTCAAGAACGCTGATGTATTCTCTATCAGCCACGATAACCACCGCCTTTCGCCTTGTACTGCTTGGCCAGAAGCTGGGCCTTGCGGGCCGACCATTGGCCTGCACCCGTACCCTGCACTGCCCGAGACTTGATCGACTCGAACAGCGACTTGCGCATGCCCGGCTTGGTGTAGTTGCCAGCCTCGTTGACCTTGGACTTGACTTTGCCGCCCTCGGCGTATTGAGTGAAGTCCGTGTCATCCCGACGTGGCTTGGTCACGCCCTTGGGCATTTTAGATGGGCGAATAGCGCCCATGCCACGGCTGGTCATCATGGTTACACCATCTTTCCTCGGGTCTTACCGCGAACAGCGCAACCGTCAGCACGGGAAGAAGCGGTCCCACCTTTGGCCATCTTCTTTGGCTTCTTGGGGGGAGGCGCAGAGCCACCATCAACATCTTGCGGAGGAGGCAGACCCGAATCTTCGGTATAGATGCCGCCCCGGATACCCCTGGGCTGCTTCTTTTTCTCAAGCATGTCGTCCATCATGATTGGCTCCTATTAGCACTTGCCGCCACGCTTCATGGCGATATGTTTGCCTTTGGTCTTGCCTTTGGAGGTAATCCCGTCAGCGGATTTGTGACCAGCAGTCAGACCGCCGCCAGCCATCTTCTTCATGCCAGCTTCTTTCATTTCATGCTTGATCATGGACTTGGGAGCGCCAGCCTTCTTCATAAAGCCGACTTCCTTCTTCATCATCTGTTTCGATTCTTTCATGTCACCACCTTCTGAAAATTTGCGGCCCTTGTCCGCTTTTACGAATTCTTTGCCGACCGAAGTAGGCACCCCTGCTTTCTTGGCAAACGCTGGGTTGTTGGCCACCGCTGCCATGAAATTGTGTTGACGCTTGCTAGTTGAGGGCACTGCGTTGCTCTTTCATAAACGAGTCAAGCTTCTCTTCCATCCGATCAAGCCGAGCTAACACCCGATTCACATCGTTATGCATGTCTTGCTTGGTCACAAACTTATCAGCGCTTTCTTCTCGTGTCTTACTCAACAAAATACCAAGCCGTTTGACTTCATCAGCATGTGACTTGAGCAGCCACAAACCAACGCCAGACACAAACGACAAAATGATGTTCCATACCAGCATGTCCACGATCAGTCACCTTAGCAGTTCCACGCCCGCAGGCTCTTGTTGATGCGACTGTTCGGGTCTTTCTTGGCCTTCTCGCCGGTCAGCTTGGCTTTCATTCCAGACATCCTGGCACAAAAAGAGTCTCGGCGTGAGCCGCCCTCTGGCTGCGGGGGCTTGAGTCCGGGCTTGCCCGGATTGGCCTTGTTGTAAGAGGCTCGCCCCTTGGCGTTCAAACCGCCCTTCTCGGACTTGCCTTCCTTGCGTTGCCATGCTGGTGTCTTAGCCATTTACGACTTTCAGTTTGGCCTTGTGGATGCTTTCGAGCAGCGGCTTGAGCGCCTCTTCGGCAAAGTCGCTGGTGAATTCCATTGAGCCGATATGCGGCAGACTGATTTCGGCGTCAAGATAAATCTTGAACCCCATCTCGCGGGCGCGGTCACAGAACAGATAGTCCTCGCCCATGTAGTACTTGTCCTTCAACTCAAAGTCAAAAAGGGCATACGCTGGCCCTTTCTTGTCTTCGTACTCCCACTCGGGGTGTGCAGCAATCATCTTCTCGATGACATGCCGCTGAATCATCATGAATCCTGTACCCACACGCTCGACGCGAAGCAGGGAGCCGTCCATCTCAACCCCGCCATCTTCGGTCCAGTACACGTCAGTGAAAAATTTCTTCTCTTTCAGCCGACGTGGGTACGCCCCGGCAGTGATGTCTTTGCCGCCACTTTGCGCCATCAACCGCAGAATGTCGTCAGGTTTGACGACCACGTCCGCATCAATGAAGAGAAGCTCGGTGGCATCGGTCTTGAGGAACTCCGCCACCAGAGCATTTCGCGCCATAGTGATGATCGAGCAATTGGATAGGTCAGAGAGATACACCCCGACCCCCAACTGCATCGCCATAGGCATGAGTTGAGCCAACGAAAACGCCGTTTTGATATTGAGCTTCCCGTCATATGCCGGGATACCCACGAACAGCTTGCGCCCAGTTAGATCAACTCGTTTTTGCTCAGCCATACACCACCGTTGCTGTTGCGCTCGTGAGAACGACATAGATGTCTGTGTTGCACCTGATCCCGTCACCGGGCATGGGAATGTTGGTAGAGCCTGCCGCTGCCGGGGCCGTGAAGGACCAAACAGTTGTGCCGCTTGCCCCTCCGTCCTTGATGACGACGGTGCCACCAGAGGCGTGGGAGATCGTGACCCCCTTGACCCGCGCAGGGCCAGCGAACACAGTGCCGCTGGTGGTTCGTTCTAAGCTCTTTACGTCGAATTGGATAGCCATGACGACCTCCTATCAGACGTTCTGCTGGCCGAGGTACGGATCAGTGACGTAGTACAGAATAGTGCCAGCGACGGTACCGCCAGTAGCAGCATCGCCCGTATTTGCGCCGCCGGTAATGTAGACCATCTGGGAGGTGGACATTGCAGTGCCCAGCGACGTGCCCGCGCCACTATCACCCCAGACAACTTGCTTTTTGCCAGCATCAGCAGCGTAGTTGTCAATCAAGGCCGTCGGGCTTGCCGTACCCGTGCTGTACAGGGTAAAGCCCATGTCCATAGTAGGAGTGGTGCCGCCCGTGGCAAGAGCGTTGAACTGAATCGCCGTAATGACTGCTCCAGCGGGCAGGATTACAGGAGGGGCGCCAGTAGCGGAAGAAACTTTGGCAGTGGTGGTGTTAACCGCAGTCGGGTCAAAATAGAATTGAGCAGCCATGACACCGGAACCGCAATACGCAGTACGGGTCTGGTCGCCGCCACCGGAACGCCAAATACTTTGGGTGGTAGAAACAGCCATTTTAAATTGTCCTTCGTACAAAGATCAGCGTGTCAGTTGTGTACGCATTCGCCGGGTCGATCTGACACACCGGGAACCCCGGTTTTAGTCAATATACACCAAAAGAAACGGGGGCACAAGGCCCCCGTCAAATTAATGGCTGTAAGCCATTAACATCCCTGTTACGCGCCCTGAGAGCCGTACATGCCCAGCGGGTCAGACCAGCCGAACGAATAACGCTCACGGGCCTTGTAACGGACGTTGCCGGTATCAAAGTCGCCGTCCATCGACTGGCTCAGCGGCACGCGCACAAAGTGCTTCATACCGTTAGGCACGTCAGTGGTCAGGAACCAAGCATTGGTGTCGGTCAAGAAGTGGTTAATGGTGTAACCCTCGGAGACCGAACCGTTGCTCTTCAAGGCGTTGATATCGTTGTCGTTGGTGCCGACGCGGAGTTCGGTTTCCAACAGACGAGTTGCAACGAACTGCAAAGCAGGCGGAACAATCAGCTTCTTGGGCTTGGCTGCAATCAGCAGGTCACGCTCGTCAGTCCACAGGCTGATCTGAATAACGGCGGCTTCCAGAGAAGTCTCGTTCAAGTCAGCAGGGGTAGATGGAACGTTGCTGTTGGTGCCGCCAGAAACCAGCGGGTGCGAAGCAGAGAACAGAGGAACGCCGTCGCCACCGTTGTAGCCAGAGGTGAAGCCGTTGTTCAGAACAGCAGCAGCCTTGACTTGTTTGGTGTAAGCCATCGAGCGTGCCAGAGCCTTGGTATAACGAGCGGCGAGGCTGTCATACAGGTTGTCTTCGATGGCCTCTTCGGTCAGCGAGAAACCTTGAGCAATGGTCTCGTGGTTGTATCGGGCGGTCCAGGCTTCTTGACCGTTGTCATAGGCAATCGCACTGCCCTCGTTCTTCACCGGAGCGGCGGAGAAGCCAGACAGCTTGGTTTCCTCTTCAAACGAACGCTCGGAAGTCTCGGTCTCGTAGATTTCCTTGTGCTCTTCTTGATAAGTCGCATAGGAAAGACCGAACAGAGCGTTCAAGCCAGGAAGCAGTTCCTTGAGCAGTTGTGCGCGTGAAATAGCCATGATTTACTCCTTAAACACCAGTGGTGTTGTTGTACTGGTGAAGGTTGATCTTCACAATAAACTCGTAGTAGTACGTGTCACCACTAGAGATATAGGAAGTGCCGGGCACAACGTCGATCACACGGATCGGGAAGGCAGCAGTCGTAGACGAAGCACCGTCGATGCCATAGGCCGAATTGCCAGTAGCGGTCGAACCGACTTGAGCCACGATAGCCACGTTAGAGCCAACCAGCGCACGGGTGTAGCCGGTGGGAACCGTGGTATTGCCATTGGTTGCCACAACCTTGAAGGTTGCGTTCGGATCATCAACCACATAGGCATAAGCCAGATTGGCAGTGGTCGATTGCGCGGCGGGGTAGTACTGACCTTGGACAGTTTGGCTAGCCGAGTTGACATACTGACAGCCAACCAGCACGCCAACGCTGTCACCAGACGTGGTCGTAGTCTTTGCCACCAAGAATCCGGTGGTGTTGATTACAACGGTGTCGCCGTTGAGAATAGCGGTGGCGTAGCCAGCCGCAATCGGGATTTGACGGATCGCTCCGGCGTAGGGCAGACCATCCAGTCGCTGGATGGGTTGAAAGCCATACGTCTTGCTAACAGAAGGGAAAGCAGACATGGTCTATCTCCAAAAGATTTAAGAACCTTTGCCAAAGCTTGTCGTGGATTTGCGCTCGTTGAAAAGCGGCATCCTCGGGTCACTCTGACGCATAAGAGTGTTGTCTACAGCCTTTGTCTGGGCATCCGATTTAGCCGCGAAAGAAGCATTACGCTGTTCGACGAACTCGGTCGGAGTTTTGCAGAGCAACAACCCGCCAATCTCAATATTTCCGGCGAACCGGCTGTTGGGATCGACTAGCAGTTTGAACTTGGGTTGCTCTTCAACGGCGACTGGCTCCCAACCTTCGCGCAATTTGCCGGAAAGATTACGAGGGTCGTTGACATTCAAAGTAGCAACACGAATCCAGCGGTACGCGAAACCGGGTTCCTTGTCGGGTTCAGGCAACAGTTCGGCTGGCATCCACTGCTTGGGGCGCTCCGTAGTTGTCCTTACTTCCATCTCGCGTTTGAGTCTGTTCTCGGCCATTTTCAAGCCTCCAATTTCATAAGTTCACGAGCATACTGCTCGGGGGTGAGTCCAAATTTCTTTGCCAAGCCAACCTGCGTCTTGGTAAGAACGACCTTTTTGGGAGCCGTACTTCTCTTCGCGGGTGCCACCACCGTGCTTGGTCTAGTACGTTGAGGTGGTTCGTCCTCATCGTTTGATTGGTTCGACCCAAACTCTTCAGGGAAGCGTTTGCGAACCTCTTTGTCGATACTTTCATAGTATTCGTTGGTGCCGATGAAGGCTCTTCCGTAGCGTTCTGCCAAGTCTTCATGGACACCTTCGGCAAATCGGCGCATTCCGCGCTTATTGGGGTCTACGAACCATTCGTTCTTCGACACCCAAGCTGCCACTTTCGGGTCCATCTGCTGCTGGGCAGGCGGCTTTTGTGTGGTTTGTACATCATTTTCTACAGTTTGTACAGTCGGCTTGAAGTTTTTGGCCTTATCAAGCTTCAACTGCGCCCGCATCATCTCCTGCTGGGCGTCTAGCAGTCTGTCTGCTTCCCCAGAGTCGTAGGCATCTTTGAAGTTCCGTTTGGCCTGCTCCAACTCCATTTCAGCCGAAGTCTGATACGTGGAGATAAGCTCCTTCTCGCCGCTGTGCAGCATGCTCTTGAGCTTCTTGTTTTCCTCAAGAATGTTTTGAGCGATCTGTAGCGCCTCTTGCTGCTCTCGATATGCAGCCTCTTTCGCACGCCGCTCGTCGTGCCAAGCCTTCTTATATTGCTTGAACTTCGTCTTGACGTTGTGCGAGTAGTCTTTCGACTCGTCAACTTTCTCTAGCTCTTCCTTGACTTCGTCAGAAAGAGGGGCGACGTAGCGGTCTTCGGCAGGGGTGTCGTCCTTGACCTCGACCTTTACTTCGTCTGAATCTTCCTCAAACGAGACATCAATATCGTCTTCGGGTTTACCCTTAGAGTCCTTGACCTCGTCGGGGAACTTGAAATCGTCATCGTCTTTTGCCATCGTGTCGCTCCTTATTTGCGTTTGATGCCGCGTGGGTCTTCAACAACACCTTCGACAGTGTCATCGTTGATGATGCGGAACTCCCTGCCGTGGATGATCAGGCGGGTACCGCTGTTGGGGCGTACCAGCACAAAGTCACCCTTCTTGCACCAAGGACCCGTAGGGAACTTGGCCTTGTCCACATAGCAATCTGGACCAAGATCAACCACGAATAGGACTGTGGTCAGTACCTCTTCGTTACGCATGGTGATGTCAGACTTGATAAGTCCGACTTCGCTGTCTTCAAACTCTTTCTCTGCCTCGGGAATCGCACAAAGAATCTTGTAGCCGCTTGGCTTTGGTAACTGTTTCGCTTTCTCTTCTGCTCTCTTGTGCAGCACCGCAGACAGGTCTACAGCACTACTTAGATCGAGATCACTCATCGAGTTGCTCCATGTTTTTTGTAAGGTCTGTGATGAATTTGCGAGCGATGAGCAGACCTTTAATTTCCCCACACATCTCGCAGTACTCGTCGTACGTCTTGGCCCCTTTCGCGCCCAAGTGTTCTTCGAGTTGTTTGACTTTCTCGTCAATGTTGTTGACGACCACCGAAGTGGCCTTCAGGATTTCGTACATCAATCACCCTTCTTTTTTGGTTGTGATCTCTGTTGTGCAGCAAGCTGCATTTTGGTTTTGTGGACTTCCGACATGACGCGGAAGCCTTCTGACTGTTGTTGGGCTTGAGTCTTGTCGCGGTCAGCGTATGTTTTCGCCATAAGCTTCGCGCCCTCAGACTGCTGCTGTGCCTCAATACGAGCTTTCTCGACGTTGATCTGCTCTTGCTTGAGTTGAGCATCTGTCTGGTCTTTTGCCGCCTTGCGCTGGAGGTCTTGCATCTTGATTTGCAACTCTTGCTGCTGCAACTGGATGAGCGGGTCTTGTGCCATCTGCTGGTTCTTCTGCTGCTGGGCCTCCTGCATATTGCGCTGGAGAAGCTGTTGTGCAGCCTGCGCCGCCATCTGAGAGACACGCACCTCCATCTCTGGAGACATCTCGACCTCGTCCTGCTCCTCGTTGTACGGGGGCAGCATCTGACCCATCGCCTGCTCAACCTGCTTGCGATACTCCATACCTAAGTGCTCAACGACGTGCGCCATCATGGCCGCTTGAAGCGCCTGCGCCATCTGCGGATTCATACCCACTAGAGCCTGAATCTTGGGGTCCTGCGCCGCTGCCATGTGGACCGCGATGTGCGCCTGATGGTCCTGATAGATGAACGCCTTGACCGGCTTATTGCGCAGGATGTTCATGTTCTCCGTGACCGGATCACGAGGCTTCATGTCATCCGACATCGGCACAAGCTTCTGGTAGTTCTTGATGCCGAGCACGTCCAACATCTGACGATGCAATAGCGGAAGGTCATACAACTGAGGCGCTGTTTGAGCTAGCTGAAG